ACATGATCGCGCCGAACACGCTTTCGAGATACGCCGCACCGCCGCGTTTCTGGGCATTGCGAACCTTGATGAGAAAAATGCCGATCTCATCGATGATGTAATAAGCCGACTGGTGTTCGATCAAGTTCCGCATGATTTCTTGCTCTGACTTGATGCCGCCTTGCAGCGCGTAATGCACGCCCGCCGCGATGTGCAGATCGGTCAGGGCCTGCATCACCGCTTCTTTCCCGGTGGCGCTGGCGGCCACGCAGAAGGCGAGCATGTTGGCTGTGACGCCATCGCGCAGGTCTTCGTGGCGAAGGCCGCCGATGTTGCCAATGGCAGAAATAGCAGATGCCACGGCCAAGCGACGGCGAGGATAGCGGCACTGACTGTCGATCCACGCGGCCACATCACCAACAAAGCCGGGCGGGGTGAGAAGGTCTAGGCCGTAAAGGGGAAAGGGTGGCGGGAAACGGTCGTTGCTTTCCGGGGCCTCTGGCGCGGGCGGTGCAAAATCTTCGGCGCTAAACTCGTCCTGTGAATAGGCTTGCGCGACTTGAGGTGCCTGCCCGAACTTGGCGCCGTTATAGCCAGCCTCAAAGTCTGCGAAATCGTCGGCACTCATTTTTTACCTTCCATTTGATCTGCGGCCCACTTTACAAAGGCCGATTGTTCACTGGGCGACATGCGCCTCCAAAGCGCGCCGACAAGACGCTTGATCTGCCGCGATGCAAACAGCGCATGACCACCGCTCATGCCGCCAAGCCTGTCAACGGCGGCAAGCGCATAGCATTCAAGCTCGGATGGGTTCGCAGTCTCGGCCCAGAACCTTGCGTCATCGCGGGCAGTGCCGTCAATAAGCGGCAGAAGCGGCAAGCCAGCCGCGCGGACGTTCAGCCAATCATAGGCGGCCCATGCAACAGCCTCGGGGTCTTGCTCGGCCAGCGTGTCAAGATAGACAACCGCCTGCGAAACGATATGCGCCGGGCGCGCAGGCCGAACAGGCGCAGGGAAATCAGGATCGTGGGTCATTTGCTTTCGCGCGCCAGCTTCAACGCCGCAAGCCGAACAAACGCAGCAATCGAAAGCCCAATGCGCTGTGCCGCAGACGCAATCTCATCTTTGTCAGCCTTGCTTAGTGTCGCCTTGATGTTTTCCATGATGGTCCTCCTTTGGGTTCATTTTGTGCTTGCACTATGCCCAACTTGGGACTATTGTCAAGTCACCGGGTTGAGAGCCTGCCCCGGTCAGGCGAGGCACAAGGTGCCAAACATGAAAGGAACGATCCATGTCAATCATGGAGTTAGCACGCAAGCCGGTTGACCGGCCTGTCATTGTGACAGTTTGCGGAGATGCTGGGCGAGGCAAGACAAGCCTTGCAGCGGCATTTCCGAAGCCGATTTTCATTCGTGCAGAAGATGGGATGCAAGCTATCCCAGTAGACAAGCGCCCTGATGCGTTCCCGCTATTGCAAAGCGCATCGCAGCTTTGGGAGCAAATCACTGCTGTGATTCACGAACCGCACGATTACCAAACTCTGGTAATCGACAGCGTGACCGCTTTGGAGCGGCTTTTCGTGGCAGATGTTCTGGCGCAAGACCCGAAGGCCAAGAGCATCAACCAAGCCCTTGGTGGATATGGCGCTGGCACGGCTGCGGTGTCGGCCATGCACCAGCGCGTCCGTAAGGGTGCTGGGCTGGCGAATGAAAAGCGCGGGATGCACGTTGTCTTCGTGGCGCACGCTGATGTGGAAACGCTGAAGCTGCCCGACGTTGACGACTACATGCGCTGGACACTGCGCCTGCCGCCTAAATCGCAGCCGCCCTACACCGACGATGTGGATGTTGTCGGGTTCCTGCGGCTTGTGACCTACACCAAGGGTGAGGATGGCGACCGCAAGAAGGCCATCAGCACGGGCGATCTGGAAATGGTTTGCCATGCCACGGCGGCCAACGTCTCGAAGAACCGCTACGGCATCACTGACCCGCTGGGTTACAACCTCGGGGAAAACCCGCTGGCCAAAGTCATCCCGTCGCTTGGCGGGGCAAAATTTAACACCAATGAAGAAGGAGCCGAATGATGGGCTTTTGGGATTTGAGCGACGGCGAGACAGCCGCAAACACTGGCACCGAATATGAGGTGCCTTCGGGCAACATGGATCCGATCCCGGCTGGATCGTCGGTGCTGGCCATGATCGACGAATGCAAGTGGGAGATGAAACCCACTGGCGAGGAGTTTATCTCGGCACGCTGGACAGTGATTGCGCCCGAGGAATACAAAAACCGCAAGGTGTTCCATAAGCTGTGGGTCTTGGATATGGACCCCAGCGCCAAGGACGAAGCGTCTGGCCTGAAAAAGCGCGATAAAGCCCGCAAGATGCTGGCAGCCATCGACGCCAATGCAGGCGGCAAACTGACGGCAAAGCCGGGACGCCCGACCAACGATGACCTTTTGAGCCTGACCAACAAGCCGATGGTTTGCACGATGATGATCTGGTCAATGCCAGATACGCGCAACGGCGGAATGATGCACGGCAATTGGGTATCTGCGGTGGCCTCGAAGGCGTCTAAGGATATTCATGTTGCTGAGGCCAAGCCGCTTCCGACCGGGGGCGCCCCTGCTGCATCTGGGTCACGCGATGATTTTGGCGCAAGCGGTGGCGGCTATGCCAAGCCGGGCTTGGTCGATGATGACATCCCATTTGCCCCGGCTTGGCTGATCTAAGCGGGAGCAAGGTTGCCAGCGCCACGAAGGTGGGAGGAGCCGATTACCCTGAGCATTCAGAGGCGCGGCGCTGGCAACACCATCAAAACACATAGGAGTCGGAAATGGAACAGCGAACAGAAGAATGGCACGCAGCGCGCAAGGGCCGCATTACAGCATCGTCTGTGGGGGCGATCTTGGGCCATGCACCCTATGCCACGCGTGACGACGTGATGCGCCGCATGGTGCGGGAATGGGTCGGGGCAGAGCCAGAGTTTGAAGGCAACATCGCCACCGAATACGGCACGCGCAATGAGGCTGGGGCGCTGGCTGAATACATCATGGAAACGGGCAACGCCGTTGAGGCTGTCGGCTTTATTACGCGCGAGGATTGGGCGGGATGCAGCCCTGATGGGTTGGTCAGCGACAATTACGGGTTGGAAATCAAATGCCCGTTTGGCCTGCGGAAAGATGAAGTGCCTGCGTTTAAGTCGCTGGCAGATCAGCCGCACTATTACGATCAAATCCAGTTTTCTATGTGGGTCACGGATCGGCCTTGGTGGGATTTTTACCAGTGGTCGCCGCGAGGCTCTGCATTGGAAGGCGTCAAGGTCAACACGGCATGGCAGGACGAAAACCTGCCCAAGCTGCGCCAGTTTTATGCGGAGTATTTGGCCGAGCGGGAAGAACCTGCGATCCACTTGGAGCCAAAGCGCCTGATCATCGACACGCCAGAGGCGCATCGGATCGCGGCTGAATACGACCAAATCTGTGAGGCCATCGACCGCGCAGAGGAACGCAAGAAGGAATTGCTTGCTGATATGGTTCGCATTTCTGGTCAGAAGGACACGATCTTTGCCGGGCGCAAGCTGACCAAGATCGAAAAGGCCGGCGCGATTGCCTATGCCAAGGCTGTCAAGGCTCTGATCCCGAATGCCGATCTTGAGCCGTATCGCGGCAAGCCTTCAAGCTATTGGGTGGTCAAATGACACTCCGCCCATATCAGCAGGACGCGGCAGATGCGGCGTTGGAATGGATGAAACGCAGCGCGGCACCGTTCATCATCGACGCGGCCACAGGCGCGGGAAAGTCACACATCATCGCCGAGATCGCCCGCGTAATCCACGCCATGACTGGCAAGCGCGTGTTGTGCCTTGCCCCCAGTGCCGAGTTGGTGATGCAGAACCGCGAGAAGTTTTTGGCCACGGGGAACCGGGCCAGCACGTTCTCTGCCAGTGCCGGTGCAAAGGAACTGCGGCATCCGGTGGTGTTTGGCTCTCCGCTGACCGTTAAGAACAAGATCAGCCGTTTTCAAATGCAGGGGCCAAGCGGATATGCACTGGTCATTCTGGACGAGGCGCACGGCATCACGCCAACGGTGCGGGACATCATCACAGCAATGCGCGAAGGCAATCCTAACCTGCGCGTGTGCGGGTTGACGGCCACGCCTTACCGTTTAGGGTCAGGATGGATATTTCAAGAGCATGAAAGCGGGCAAATTAACGGAGAAGATAAGGCATTTTCCCCCTACTTTGCGAAGTGCGTCTACAAAATAGATGCACGCGCACTGATCGGCATGGGCTACCTGACACCGCCGGTAATCGGGGCCATCAATGCCAGTGGATACGACACCAGCGGTCTTGCGTTGAACAGCCGTGGCCAGTTTGATGCTGACGCAGTGGACCGGGCCTATCACGGCCAAGGGCGCAAGACAGCGGCGATTGTGGGCGACGTGGTGGCTCAGGCGGCCAACCGAAAAGGCGTGATGTTCTTTGCTGCCACCGTGAAGCACGCGCAAGAAATCATGGCCAGCCTGCCGCCAGAGCTTTCCGAGATCGTCACAGGGCAAACCCCTAAAGCCCAGCGCGACAGCATCCTGAAGCGGTTCAAGGCACAGCAGATCAAATATCTGGTGAACGTGTCGGTGTTGACCACGGGCTTCGATGCAAGCCACGTCGATCTGATTGCCATCCTTCGCAAGACCGAAAGCATCGGCCTTTTGCAGCAGATCATCGGGCGCGGGTTGCGCCTGCACGAAGGCAAGACGGATTGCTTGGTTTTGGACTACACTACCAACCTTGAGGACCATTGCCCGGATGGTGATCTGTTTGCGCCGGTGGTCAAGGCTGGCAAGGCTGGTGGCGGTGAAGGTGGGATGACCTGCATCTGCCCGTCTTGCTCATATGAAAATATGGTCAGCGTCAATCCGCAGTATTTTGACTATCCGTATGATGAGGCGGGCTATGCGCTCGATCTGGATGGTCGGCAGATCATGTCCGACTTTGGTCCAATCCCTGTGCATTTCGGTCGGCGTTGCATGGGGGTGGTGCAAGCTGGCAAGCGCGGTGAGTATGAACGCTGCGGCTATCGCTGGACGTTTAAAGAGTGTCCGAATTGCAGCATGGAGAACGACATTGCCGCGCGATACTGTGCGTTTTGCAAGTGCGAGATTGTCGATCCCAATGAGAAGCTAAAGGCCGATTTCAAGGCACTGAAACGCGATCCAACGCGCTGGCAGACTGACCGCGTTGTCAGCATGTCGGCGTCACCCAACATAAGCAGAAACGGCAATCGCACATTGCGCGTTGAATGGGTGACACCTCACAGGCAATTTACGACTTGGGTGATGCCGGAGGCCAAGCACATTAGAGGGCAGTCTCAGTGGAACGCCTTTGACGGAGCCACGCAAGGCGGAACTGTTGCGCCAAGGACCGTGACATATCGCAAAGACGTTGAAAGCGGGTTTTTTGACATCCGCGCCTATAACCGCCCGGAGGACATAGAGCCGGAAGCGCCAAGCGTTGCGGAAATCGAGTGGGATCCATTTAGCGAGGGAGAACAACATGCGGCTCAGTGATTTTCAGGACATCGCGCAGGATGGCGTGCTGACATTTGGTGATCTGGAGTTTCGCGGCAAATGCCCGACCGAGGAGCAAGAACAGATCACGTTCTTCGGTCGGCTGCGGCGCGCGCATCCCGACACATGGGGGATCTTGGCGCTACATCCGCGCAATGAAGGACTGCGGATCGGAGGCCAGTTTGGCGCTGTGTCGAAGCACAAGGCCGAAGGCATGACGCCGGGTGCTTCGGACATCATCATCCCGGCGCGGGTGGCTTTTGTATGCGAATTGAAGCGCCGCGACCCAACGCAAGGGCGCTGGCAAGATGGGCAGAAGGAATATCTTGCAGCATCGGCCAAAGCTGGGGCGTTTGCCTGTGTTGCGATGGGTTGTGACGCGGCTTGGCAGGCTTTTGAGGCTTGGCTGGCGGCCAGTGATCTAGCCTAGCTTGCGCCCATAAAAAGCTTCTAGTTCGGAAAGCCGCCTTTGAATTGCCGTCTTGGCACCATCGTCAAGACGGCTTTCTTTGTGCAGTTGCAGCATATAACCTTTAAGTTCCTGCACGCCGATGATTGTCGCTACCTTTTCGGCATGTGTTGGCTCTTGCCCGCGTGCCGCAACACGCAGGCAATGCCATTCTGCTTTGCTCCTTTCAAACCTCAAAGAGCCTCGCCCCTCAACCCGACCAGCATCTTGGCCTGCATGTCTTTCTCCTTGTCAGCAATCTCACCGCCGCAAGCCAGATAGCCGCAGCCGTCGACCCAGTTGTCAGCGTTGGCCGGGTTCGACTTGGCGCGTGCCAGCTTCAACAGCGTCATCATGACGGCGACGTCGTGCGGCTTGATGTTGCGCCCGAGGTGGGCCGACCAGTAAGCGGCGATCAGACCAAAGTTTGCCTCGGCATCTCCGTGCGTGCTGGCGCGATCAACCATCACATAGTGCTTGGCGGTGTCTAAAATCTCGTCACGCTTCATGCTATCGCTCCATCGGTGATCCATTCCTCTTCAAAGCGCAAATCTTCAATCCCGGTGATGTCGGCCAGACGGTGGCGGTAGACAACCGACGGCACGACGCGGCCCGTCATCCATCTGGACAGGCTAGATTTTGAAACTGGCACTTTGTCGGCGAGCCAGCCGAGCTTGCGCCCGTCCTTGGCGCACCATTGCCTGATTTGACTTTGAGCCATCATTGGCGTTCTCCTGTGTTTCGGTGCTTTAGGCTTACGGTGTAAAAAAAGTTACGTCAAGTGCAATTTTATGCTTGCAAGCGGTGCGGCGGGCTGTATGGTGGTCACACGAACTAGCAACAAGGATGACTAAGATGACCCACAAAAACTCCATTTACGTCAGCATCGGTCGTGATGTTTACTCTCCCAAATCGAAGGCCATCGTATTCATCGTGCAAAAGATGACTGATTGGTCAACGCGGCATGGAGTGTTTTTTCGCACTGAAATCCGCAGCGGCAAGCGTGTGGCACAATTTACCATCCACGCATTCGGTCGCCGCATCATAAATCTGGTGGCCGCATGACCTTCGAGCAAGAACTCAACAGGCTGGGCGTCATCGCCCCGCCTGCACCCCGACCCCAGCCAGCGGCCTACGCGCCGCCCCAGTGGAAACCAACTTACCCCGGCGAAGAGCCGCCGTTTTAATAGGAGAGAAACATGAAAATCCGAGACATCGCCGCCGACCTGATCGGCGCCATCGCAATCTTCGGCCTGCTCTGGGCTGGCTTCGTTTTCGCTCACGGCATGGGGTGGTGAGATGGCGATCAAGCTAGGAGCAACCGACACCCACATCGTGCTGACCGCGCTGTGGGATTACCGCGAGACGCTGACCAATATTCTCGTGACAAGCCCGCAGGTTGACGAAAGGATCAACCGCGTTGACCGCCTGATCGAAAGCTACAAGAAATCATACTTCGCCTTGGACAGATTGGGGATCATGTGATGAGCAAGCAAGACCTTCTCGCCTACATCGAACTGCGGCAGAGCCAGATCGACGATCTGGAAAAGAGATACGGGACGGGTGTTCGCCTTGCATGGGTTGGAGAAGAGGTAGCTATTTTGAGCCACTACAGAAACGACGCGCAGAGACAGCTTGCAGAACTGGAGAAAAACAATGCAACCGACTGAAATCATTGTTACAAACCGCCTCGCCACTGGCACCACATTCGCCGTGCTGGCCAGCGACATGACGCAGAATGTGTTCATCCCTAGCAAGCTAGCGCTGGATGCCAGCCTGCGCCCCGGCCAGAAGATCATGGCGCAGATCGTGCCGAACATGAGCCAGCCGGACAAGACGCCGTGGCTCTGCATCGCGCTGCACGGCAGCGAAAAGGATGCGACGTCCGACACCAGCCTGCGGGACCGCATCCGCGCCGAACTCGGCAACGGGGCGGCGACGGTTTACGAGCTGGCCAACGCGCTGGGAGCCGAGGTGAGGGACGTGGAGGCGGAGCTGCGCACGATGCGGCTGCCGCACACGGAACTGTGGGCTTTGGACGCTATGGACCTGCGGGTGCTGGCATGAGCAAGAACATGACAGACGCTCACTTGACTGCCGTGATGGACGCGCTGCCCGATGAGATGGACGAGGCCGAACTGTGCGCGCTGACGCTGACGATCTACAGCGCCTACCAAGAAAACCCGAGGGAGATAATCTCGTCTCTGATCGCCGCGATTTACACCTACGGCGACACCAAGGGCATCAGCAAAGACAGGATTTCGCTCGGTCTTCGGATGACGGCAGACCTGCACGACGAAATGAAAAGCAAGCAAACAACACACTAGGGAGATAGATATGTTCTGGAGAAAGAAGCAGGCGGTCATGCCGCACCGTGACGTGCAGGCAGAGGCGGCATTGGGGATCAGCAATGCGGCATCTGTGCTGCCACCCAAGAGGTTCATGGACTTGGTCTACTGGGCCATCATGGCCAATCGACAGATCAGCGTCGAGGACATGGACGCGCTGGCCAATCGGCTGTCGCGGGCGGCTTGGGAGAGGGGGCGGAGATGACCCACTTCCACCCAGACTATGGCCTGCCTGACGAGTTGCGCTTAGCCGCCATCAAAGACGCCGAGATCATCGGCGTGAAGCAATCCGCAGTTTTGCACCGCGTCTCTGAGCCGAGCATTTACAAGTGGCGGAAGGTATTGGGAGAGAAGACATGACCGACGAAGAACTGGTGAAGCATTGCATGTGCGGCTGCATGTATCTCGAAGCCGAATGCCCAAACTGCAACAAGGTGACTGATGCCGACCGCATCGAGGAACTGGAGTGGTTGCGCGACGCTCTTGTAAAAAAGGTCCAAGGACTGACTAATCTGTTGGACGATCAGTTTGGCACCCCCTGTGAGCAGATCAGACACAAGCAAGAGATCGAAGCCCTGACCGAGCAACTCGAAGCCGCCCGTGCTGACGCCAAGGAGGCCGAAGGTTATGCGGAGGAGTTGGAGAAGGAGATTGAACTCAACGAGCAAGAAGCCTGCATGTTGGAGAATGATCTTATCAAAGCCGACAAAGAGATTGATAACCTTAAGGTCAAGCTGGCGAAGGCGGTGGAGGGGCTAAATTATTGTATCAATGCACCCTTTAGCGGATGGACTATTGCTCAAGGTTATGCCCGCGCCACGCTGGCCGAGATTGAGAGCAGCGAAGCTGTGACGTTAGAGGGAGAGAAGGGATGAGCGACAACGATCTGATCCGGCGCGGGGATGCGGATCGCATCTACAGCAACATGCAGCTTACCATTGGTG